CAGCGTGCCGCCCTCCTGGGCGGCGGGGCTGGTGCTGGTGGTGGCCTGCTTGGCTTTGCGCATGAGGCCAGAGACATCCATGGCGGCCTGGAAGGTTTCCATGATGACGTCCAGGCCCAGGTTCTCGGCTACAAACTCGGCGGTGATGTCGGGGTAGTTGCGCTTGAGCGCCTCATGCACCACGGCATTGATGGTGTCGATGGCTGACTCTGACAGATTGAAACTGCCGCCCTGCTTGGCAAAGGCGTCGATGCCTTTGGCGTTGCGCTTGAGCGTGGCCAGGCTGCACGGCGGCAGGATGTAGGCGGTGCCAGCAAGCGTGATAGCCACACCGTCAAGCAAGTTTTGCACTGAGGCAAAGGTGGGGGTGGATTGGGTCATGATCAGTACTGGCAGATGTAGCCGACGTTGCCCGATGCGTCGGCAAAGGCTTCAGCGTCCAGGTCGTTGGTGGTGAAGTCGTCGTTTTTGAACGGCAGGGAGAGCTTGCCAAGCACGTTGCTGTTGAGCTTCATGGCCAGCGTTTTGCCTGCGTACTGGTTGTAAAAGATGGCGCTGAAAGTGGGCGTGTAGCCCATCAACTGATTGCTGATGGAGAAAAGGCTGCTGGTGGCGCTGCTGGCGATGCTGTACTCGTAACTGATGAGCACGGGCACGCTGGCGTCAGCAGCAGCAAAGGTGTAGATGCCAGTGGCCACATTAAGGCTGTATTGCCCCGCTGTTGGGGCGCTGCTTACGCGCGTCATTTGCTGGCCAGTGACGGCATTGATAACCCCGAGATCGGTGGCAAAAACACCACTGGAGGGCGGTGCAATGGTGATGGTGTAGGTGGTGGCGGACGGGATGGTTTTAGCCTCATCAACTACGGCACCTTTGCGGGCAGCGGTAGGCTGGGCGCCCAGGAACAGGGAACCCAGGGCGGCGCCACTGAAGTCGCCACTTTTGGCCTTCCAGCCGATTTTGGCTTTGCCCCGGGCGATGGCCACGGCGAATTGCTTCTCGCCATGCAGGGTTTTGGTCTCGTAATCAAAGTCAACCGAGACGTCTTGCATGACAGCGACGACCACGGGCGTGGGGACAGCAATGGCATTGCCAAGCGCGTCGGTGGTGGGTACGGCAATGAGCTTGCCTGCTCCGAAAATGATCATGGTGATGGCTCCGGTAAGCGCTTGAAGCGCAGGGTGATTTACAAAGGGGCGAGCAGGTTTTGCTCACGCATGGCGAGGGTGATCTCGTAGGTGTGGCTGGCCCAACCGGCGGTGCCGTCAGCGTTTTCACGCCGCCAGCTGGCACGCCGCCAGCGCACACGCGCAGCCAGGCCACCCAGGGTCGGGTCGGCCATAAGGCGGGCATGGGCGCTGGCCCAGATGGGGTTAGACAGCTTGCGGGCAGAGGTCTCTACGCCTGCACTGCTGATGGCGGCGCGGGTGTAGATGGCCAGCTCAACCTGCACCACGGTGGCCAGCACGCTGCGCACGGGAGAGCTGTCGCCCAGGGTGCGGCCATCGGCTTCCTGCAGGGTAATGTTGATGGCGTTGGCCTGGTCTGCGGTGAAGGCTTGGGCACGATCTTCAAACACGCCGCCAGTGGCTTCCGGGGTGGTGGCGACGATGGCAATGAAGGCGTCAAGCACCTGGTCGATCATGGTGGTCATGCGCGGGCCTCTTCGAGTTCGGCGCGGGTGAACGTACCGTCGCCCTGCTTGCGGGGCACGTTGTTTACGCGGTACAGCGTGCCGCTGATGGTGAGCCCCTCACCCAGGGCGAGGTCAGGCGCGTCAGCGGTGGCGTACTCGATCTCAAACTGCGCGGTCTGCACGGCATCACCCAAGATGAGCTGTTCTGGCCGTGTGAAGCCCACAACAAAGCCGGTGCTGCCTGGCGGCGCGGTGCGCCGCACGGCGCGGGTGGCCATGCCATGATCTTCAAACGCGGCCATGAAAAACGAGGCGTCGAACATGTCAACCAGGCGGTGCAGGTTTAGCGGATGACGCCGTCGAGCAGCACGGTGCCGATGGGGCTGGGGTTGGCTGCAACGGCGCAGGCTGCGCCCACCAAGGTGTTGTTGGTGGCTGTGGTTGTCAATACCTTGTTGGTGTTGTCCCAGTACACCTTGGCGCCAACGGTCCAGGCCTCGGCAGAGGCCTTGGCGTGGGTGAAAACGCCTTCGCGTTTGAGCTGCGCTTCTGCACCGCTGGCAGCGGCATTGACCGCAATGCCGAAAATGGCGCCGACCAGGCATCCAGCGCCAGAAGCCAGGGCGTAGGGAGCGATGACGGTGACGTTGTCACCTTCTTGTTGGTAGTTTTTCATGATGGTTTCCTAAAAATTGGTACGAAAAAAAGCGCACCGAGGTGCGCTTCAAGCGGATGGGGTAGCTCAGATGGATCAGTTGCCCGGGTTTTTCTGAACACCGCGCCAGTCGATGGCTTTGGCGGCAAAGACGTGGCGGGCTTTGATCTCGACACCGTCCACCTCGAAGCCTTCGCGCCGGGTGGTGAAGAGACCGGACTCGCCTTCAAGGTACGAATACTCCACGGTGTCAACCCGGGCCGGGGTGGCCGCTAGATACCACTGGTTGCCGGTGACCCGGTTGTCCACCACCACGCTCAGCGAGGTGTTGAACGCGGGATTGATGTCCACACCCTTGGCAGCCACAAAGTTGGAGCTGGTGTACTTGAGCGCGGCGGCTTCGTTGTCTGGGCCGACGATCAAGATGTCAGGTGCCAGGTTGAGCACACGACCATTGGCGCCGGTTTGCTTGCGCATGGCAGCGCGGGCCAGGCCAAGCGTCACGTCTGTGATTGCTGCACCAGCGAGCAGGTTTCCGTGCTGGGCATCAAACAGGCCGACGGTGTCGGACATGGTGGGGTTGCCGATCAGCGCGGCGTAAACCAGATCGCCCTCGAGCGCCGTAGCCTCTTCACTGATCATGGTGGGGATGCGGGCGAAACCACTGAGGTCGTCATTGATGATCGACTCCCAGGTGATGGCGATGATGCCGCCGTATTTGGAGAGGCTGTACTTTTCAGACGAGTCACTGAAGCTGAGGTACTTGTACTCGGCACCTTCATTGACCTTTTTGAACTGACTCATGCCGCTGAGTTGCAACACGGCTTTTTCACGGAAGTCCTTGTTGGTGGACTGGCTGGCCCAGGCGGTGAAGGTGCGCGGGGCGGCTTCATACGCGGCCCGCAGGCTGCGGTTGACGGTGCTGGCCATGAGGTTGGTGAAGTCGCTGGTGCCGTGCATGCCTGCAGAACGCATAGCGTCTTGGTCGAGGTTCATGGCAGCCAGGGCGATCTCGCGGCGGCTCATGCCGTCGGCATTGCCACCGGCAGCGGCGATGCAACGCCGGGCCATGTCAAGCAGATCCATGCCACGGAAGTTGCGGGCGCCTTCTGCGTCGATTGTGATGCCCCGGCGTTTGGTTTCGTCGGGGGCGGCGCGAAGGACAAGGGCGTCGCTCATGCGTTGGCGCAGGGTGTCGACCTCATCGCGCTCAGTGCGCAGGTTCGCCGCGCCGCGCGATGCGTTGCCGTTGCTGCGCTCGGACAAAGCGGTGAGGATCTGGGCGCGGGCTTCATCAATGCCGACGCCCGCGTCGATCAGGCGGGTGGCTAGGGCGTTGGCGTCAGCCTCGCCCAGGGTGGCACGGGCGGCCTGGGCAGCGCTGCGGATGTCGGCAGCACGGGTGCGCTCGGCCTGGATGCCTGCGGCGCGGGCTGCATCTGCAGTTGGCGCGGGGGCTTGGGGCGCTGCGCGGTTGGCGTTGTCGTTGGTAGCGGCTGGGGTGCCGCTGCCGTCTTGCTGGGATTGTCCTGGCATGGTAGCTCCTAAAGTAGTGAGGGGTTCGGCTGGGTCTCCCGCCGCGGGAGTGTGTGGCGCTGCTGCGGGGGCAGCGGCGCGCTGTTGGGGTGTTTCTGCAACGGTGATGAGGCAGGGGTAGGCGCGAATCTCGCGGCCTTCTCTGTCAAGCAAACGGCCGCCTTCGCTGCGGATCTCACAATCCATGTCTGCTTGGATTGGGACGGGAGACACTTCCATAGGTGTCCAGCGTTTGACTCGATAGATCCACATTCCAGTGGCTTCGCTTGGCTCGACCATTTCAATGGCGTCGCGGGCATAACCGACGGAAACGTGACGAATGACGCGGTCTTCCAAGTCTTGGACGATGCCGCGCACACTTTCACGGCGGCTCAGTTGCGCTTGAGCGGTGCCGATACCGTTTGAAATTTCGGGCTGATCGACCACACCGATGATGTCTTCCAGACTCCAGGCCGAATGGGCATTGAGAAACGAGACACCGCGCTGCATTCGGTCAAGGTTGACAGCCTCTGGTGTGACTTCGAGCTGCTCCATGTAGTAGCGGCCGTTTTGCCAGTCATACCGGCGCACTGCTGCACCAGTTGTAAAGACAATCTCAAAACGGGCTGCTGGGGCAGTGGATGTTTCGCCATCAGCTGGATCGGCGCGGGTGAAGTTGCGCACAGCCATTTGAAGGCTCGCCATCGGCATGATGGAGGATCGAGCCTGAGGGTGTTCTTGAGCAATGGTTGGCATGGGAGTCTTTCAGTGCAGGGTTACGGGGTGGCGGGGTGTTGCAGGACATCGGCGCCGGTGAGGCCCAATTCGGTGACGGCGGCGTCGGTGTCAACCACGATGCCAGCGGCCTTGAGCTTGGACAGCTCGCTACTGCGCTCTTCGATGTAGGCGTCCAGGTCTGTGCCGTCCTCCCGCAAGACGTCGCTGAGCGTGCGGGAGCCGCCCCGGATGGCTTCCTTGGCGGTGAGGGTGTCTTTGAGGGGATCGACCTGGTACTTGCGAGGCATGCTGATCTTGTCCTTGGACACGTCGCCCAAGCTCACACCGGCGAGTTGGGCGGCCTCACGAAACCAGGCACGAATGGGCTGCAGCACCTTGGGTACGAGGTTGAGCCACTGCTCTTGCTCAATCATTTGCCGGAACTCGATCAGGCCCATGCGGTTGCTGGCAAAGTTGGCTTGGCTCATGTCGCCAGTGAGTTGGGCGTAGGTGATGCCAGAGCCAACGGCCAGGGCGTGCAGTTGGTGGCGCATGTATTCGCCACCGCCACTGCTGGGGATCGGGTTGTTGAAGGTGACGCTATCGCTGTTGCCGATGCGGCCAATCATGCCGGGGCGCATTTTTTCGACACCGGCGGTGCTACCAGGCAAGCCGAGTGCCT